CTGCCGAAAAAATTTCTGCGTTGTTGCCTTGGATTTGGATCAGCAATCCAGAGTCAGGGACGGCAGTGCCGTTAATCGCAGGCCAAATGTAAAACTTGCCGCTACCGCCTGAAGTCTTGTCCACCTGAATGGAGAACTGCACGTTGTAGATGGCAGGCCGCGAGACTTTAATCTTGCTGTTATCCGCCGGATCACGGTAAATGCCATACGCCGTGTCAGCATTGTTGTACGTAATAGCGTAAGCCGTATTAATGACGGTCGCCGCTTGAGTCTGGGTTGAAAAGAACGAACCGTAATTGATGGGGTTTAGCTCCAGCCGAGGCGGGCCTAACTCCAGCGCTTCCACACGCGACTGCGTGACGGCAAGCTCGGCCTCGGTCGCTGCGTCGCTAAACGGCGCGAGCTCAAGGTCCGCGAGCGAGATGGCGGTCGTGCCGCCACCCGTCAGTTGGAACTGGTTGTTGAGGAACCGGAACCACTCGCGCGAGATGGTGCCCGTGCGCTCGTCAATGAGCGGCACACGCGGCGCGGGGATGTTGGTTGTGTTGGGTACCGTCATGCGGTCGTCGGGCTGAGTTCCAGCTCCGCTCCCATGATGGCGACAATGACGGGATCCGTGCCCGACACCTCATACACTCGGTCGCGCGACTTCATCGTCGCACCAAGCCGGCGCCAGATGACGCGCGTTTGCGTGGTGCCGATCGGCCCCATGTCGCGCCAATACTCATTGCTCCAAGTATGCCCGCCGTCATCGGACCAACGCAGCATGACCTGCGGGTCGGTGCCGACGTTCGGGCCAATGAGCGCGTAGAGCGAGCTTGGCGCGGTGTTTGGCGCGATGGCTTGGTTGGTCTCGATCTCCTGCGCGCCTTCGGTAGACAAAATCAAGTCCAGCACCGACGTGGACGCATCGCCCGAGAGACCGACACCCGTCTGGCAGTCGAGCTGCAACTGGTGATGGATCGTGCGGGTCAGGTTGTTCTGGCCGGTCGGCAGTGCGCGCCAACGGCGCAGCCACTTCTGCACCACACCGGCATCCAAATAGACATCCAATTTGAACTGATAAATGTTACCGTTTTCAAAGTCGCCCACGGTCGGGTAGTTGTTAAACGCCGCGTGGCAGTTCGAGCGATGGCGCTTGTACTCGCCGTTGACGAGCGCGGCACGCTCGTGCCATGCCTGTGTCGCCGCATCGTAGACCCACGTAGTGTCGGCGGTCGGAAAAACCAGCACGTAGAACGCGTGGCCGTCCTGCTGATACGTGTACGCCAGCGCGTCCGACATGTCGGCGTACTTTTGAATGGCGAACTCAACCGCGTGCGTCGAGACACGCACAGCCTGATAGCCGTTTGCGCGGTAAACGATCCCGCGACCGCGTGCATCAGCACCCAGCCAAAAGGTCGTGTTGTCGAGTTTGGCAACGGAATACGGCGCGATGCAGCCGATCTCGTTGTACGCGCCTTGGATGCGCTCCAGCGGAAAGTCAGGGTTGCCGGAGTTGTACCAGACTTCGGTCGAGTTTGTGCCAAAGAGCCACGCCTCGCGGTGGTCAATCATTACAGCGACCAAGCCGTCGGGTGAGCCTTCGGCAGAGGCGAAGTCGAGCGGATCGACGGACAGGCCATCGAGCAGCGCCGTCACCCAGATACGCTGGCTGTTCGGCTCGTTAAAGACAAAGTACCCATCCAGATACCCCACGGTGACAGCACCGGGGAAGTCTGGATCGGTAATCTGCGCAAAGACATTAGTGGTGAAATTGTAAATGAAGCCGTCAGGATTGCAGGCAATAAACAGCTGCAAGCCGTTGTCCGCCATTGACACGGGGCCTGTGCCCGTGATGTCGCCGAGCTTGGTAATGGCAATGTCCGGCGTCATCTTGTACATCTCACTGCCCGAGGCAATGTAGATGTCGTTCTCGCGGTTCCAAAGCCCTCGGATCGGCCCCGTCCCAACGGACGCGATCAGCTCCATGCCAGGACAGCGCTGCAAGTACGCCGGCTCCTTGCCGCCCTCGGGGATAATCTCAGGGTACAAGTTGACCATGCGCGCGTCCGCCGCGTTAGGGCTGCGCACGACATACGATGATCCGAGGATCGGCGTCTTCATTAGGCGACGGTCGCGCCGTTGTTGGACACGATCCACCAATCGGTGCCGAGGAACTGCAAGAGCACGCTCTCGCCCACGGCGTTAAACGTGATCGTCGTGCCGTTGCCAAAGTTGGTGGGCGTCAGCACGCCGGTGTCAGCACCCGCCGTTTCCGCGACGTACACGATGGCCTTAAGCTGTCCGGCCACGCCGTCCGCAAGCGTCAGCGCATCGCCTGTGCCCGTCGAAGTAAACGCCGTCGTCACGGTCGTGACGTTAACGGCACCGGGGCCCGAGAGCGCCTGCACGCTGCCGACCACCGCACCCGCAAAGGTCTGCGTGCCGGTGAACGTCTGCGCCGCGTCAATGCGGGCAATGGACGCATCGGTCGCGGGGAAGGTCATCGTCGTCGCGTCGGTGCCTGAAAACGTGATGGTGTTGTTGACCGTCAGCGTTTTGCCGTCGGCGAGCGTGAGCGTCGCGCCAGTGGCGGGCGCGGTGATCGCGACCTTGTTGACGCTGGTCGCGGTTGCCACACCCAACGTCGGCGTGACGAGCGTGGGGCTGGTCAACGTGGTATTGGTGAACAGGTTGGTGTTGGTGATCTTTCGGGTCAGGCTGCCTTGCACCAAGACAAACTGATCCGCGCCCGAGGACGAGGACGTGGCCGGAAGGTTATTGATGGTGATTTTTGTCGCCATGATTAGAAGTTCCCGGCGTAGATGTTGTAACGGTTGCGACGCGCGATGATGCTGTACGGCATCGCCATCACGTCATCGGGGTTGTTAATGCGCTTCAAGTTGCGCTTGCTGTACATCGCGACGCGTCGCACTTCAGACGACGGCTCGACGCCAAACTCGGGTGCGAGCTCCAAAGCCAAGTTGTAGCGGAACGCGCGCAAGTAGCCTGGCGGAAACTCAAGGTTGGTTTCCAACGTGGCGGGGTTCGCCAACGTTTGTACCGAAATGAAGTGAAACTCCAACTGCCGGTTAGGCACGGGGTACACCGTCAACGTGATGTTGGGAAACGTCATGTTAACGAACAACACTTGCGGGTACGTGCTCTGCACCGTTTTGACCGCGATGTTGTTGTATTGCAACTGGTTAATGAACCGGATGCCGTACGACACGTTGGTCGTCGGATCGCGGAAATACGTCGAGTCTTCCAACAAGATCGGGCGGCGCGGATTGAACAGAGTGTCCACACCAATAAAATCATCGCTTTGCGTGCCCATCGGCTCAGGCGCTTCGGTGCCCAAAATGAACGCAAAGTCACCGCTCGGCCCAAGCGTGCGCACTCGTTCGCCGGCAGACCACAGGTAGGTTTGATCTTCCGTGCAAAACACCGACAATCGCTCGGTGTTCCAACTGTCAATCATTTGATTGAGGGCGATCAAATTGTCCTGATAGACCGCCTCGGGCAGCACGTTACCGGAGTTCACCAAGCCCAGCAGGCGATGCGCACCGTTCAAAAGTTCGCGAGTCGTTGCCATAATTCACCTAGATCGGGGGCATGTTGAACGTGGTGTTCGTGTTGGGGAAGTTATCAGTCTTGTTAACCGGCAAGGGCTGGATGTTGGTACGAATAAGGCTGTCCAGATCCGCGCGAAGGTTCGCCAAAATCTCCGGTTTAACCTGCGTCCCATATTCCGGTGCGAGCTCCATCGCCAAAGACAATTCCAACAGCCGCTGATAGCCCGGCGGCAAGTATTGCGTAGACACCAGTGTCGAATACCGCCCAATCATTTTTTCCGCTTTTAATACGATCGGAATACTGACGTTGGGTGTGGGGTACAGCACCACTTGACCGTACGGCGTGTTAGGCCGGTACAACAGTTTGGTGGGCGTACCGGACGCGGATTTGTGCGTGATGTTAGTCCAATACTGTTCCGTAATCAGCGCCAACGGCGTATCGACGCCGCTGATGCGCACGAACGCACCGACGATACGGATAGGGCGTGCTGTCACCCAGTTAGCAGCGGGCGACGTGTCGGGGTCGTTGCCGATCGTGTACGTGTTCTGCCCTAGCGCAAGCGCAAAGGATTCGGCTTGTGTGCAGAAGTAATACTGCGGATTGGCCGAAAACGAGTCGATGATCGAGTTCAGGCTATAAAGCGAATCCTGCGCTTCATCCGCCGTTGTCGTCTCACCAGACGCCAACACGCCCAGCAGTCGCAACGACTTGTTGATTAGGTTCTGGGCTGTGACGGCCATGAGGCGCCCCTATGCGTTAACGGACGGTTGCGCGGCCTTACGGCGGCGCTTTGGCTCCAGATTATTGACCGACTCCACCGATTCTTCAATCGGTTCACGGTTGAGGGGGTCGAATTCTTCCCATCCATGCTCCAAGTCGGCGGCCATCTCCAGATCGGAGATGGCCACCTTGGTACCGTGGACAGGGTGTCGTAGGTAGAAGTGCATGGTTACGGCAGGATACCGTAAGTGGCAAGTTTGCTCTCCAGTTCCGCCACGCGAGTCTGAAGATTGGCAATCACCGCCAGCACCGTGTTGCCTTCGTCCTTGGTGACGAAGCCAAACGCGCTGGAGTTGACCAAATCTTGAATCGCAAAGTCAGCAGTGCCAGGAGCCGTTGAGGTGATGGTGGTCAGCGCCGCCGTGTTTGCAGCCACTTCCGGCACGAAGCGAGCTCCGTCCAAAAGCTGGTCTGCGTAGGCGACACCAATCGGCTTGGTGTTAGGCATGAGCGTAGTCCTCTAAGCAGTGCCCCCTACGGTGTAACCCGTAGGGGGCGTTTGCAATTACGAGATGCGATAGACAGTCCACGCACCGTCGCCAGTCTTACGGCAACGGAAGTGGCCTGACGTGGCGGCTGCCACTGCACCTGCGCCCACGAGCGTCCAGCCCGTGCCCACCGCAACCGTGATCGCATCCGAACCCGACGCATCAATGTTGATGACGAAGAAGTCGAACGCCGCGTCAACTTTCGCGGTGGACGGGTAAGCGGCTTCCCACAGCGCAACGGTCGGAAGGACAAGGTTGCCCGCCGTGCCGTTGAACGTGAAAAGACCACCCGCAAGCTCATCGACAGTCGCCGTTGCGCCTGCGGTTAGCGCCGTGGGGGCGCCCTGCGCAAACATAATCGGCTCGCCGACGTTGCCTGCGCCAACCTGATAACCACTAGTACCGTTAGGAAGTGCCATGATGAATTACTCCGTGAATAAGGTTAAGGGTTAGCCCCAGATGCGGCAGGCCATCTGCGGACGGATCACCGAGTAGCCATACAGCACGTCGATACGGCAGGGCATACGGTCGTTGTTGATGTCGTACTGACGGACAACGCGCATGGAGATCCCGTTGTGGACTTGACGGCTCGCCATGTCAACGCCCTGCGGGAGCAGGAGGTCGGCGGTGGCAAACGTGATCGCGTCCTTGTGGTACACGAGGTTCTGCGCGTACTGGCCAGAAGCGGCACCCACGTAGGTCACGACATCGCTCGCGGTCGGCAGCTTGCTGACCGTAGCAAGGGCGTGCGTCGGGCCGTACACAGCCGGCAGGAACTCGACATCCACGAACTCGGTCGAGGCCGAAGTCACGGTGTTCTGCACCACGAACTGCTGCAACGCGCCGGTCGATTCGCGGGTCTGCGGGTTGACCGCAAACACGCCAGCGATCGTGAACACGTCGCCAGGCACCAAGGTCAAGCTGTCGGTCACGTTGTCAAACGTTACCTTGGTCGCACCGTTGGTCAGCGTGGTCTTCACGATCGGGGTGTCCGAACGCGAGGCCGAGCCGTTGGTGTGCTGCTTGATCGACTGCGACATGTTGATCTCGTCGTAGCCGAGGATGCCTTCGCCCATCATGCCGTTCTTGAACTGGCGGCTGATGGAGTCAACCGGGTTGAACAAGCCCTTCATGCCTTCGACGAGGCCCGCGTTGGCCGCCGGGTTGACGGTGGCGTAGCGAGGGGCCATGCCCGCAGCGGCTTCGTTCAGCTTCTGCTGCGCCTGCAACAGAACGAGCGAGGTGCCAGGGGTGACGCCAGGCGTACCGACCGACTGGAACACGTTCTTGTACGAGTTCGCGACATCGGCGTCGATGCTGGAGGCGAGCTGGCTGATACGCGGCTTGAGCACGCGGTCAGCAAAGTCGTCCAACTGAAGGGCCATTTCGGCGCTGGTGAAGTTGACACCGATGTGCTTCTGCGAGGCGACGGTGAGCGTGGTGAACTGCTCGTTGTCGTCCTGCACTTGCAAAGCGGCGCCGTCGGTCACAAGAGCGCGATCCGGCAAACGGATGCGAAGGGTCGAACCGATCTTGGCACCTTCGACAGCGAAGCTGTCGTCGTACTGACGGTTCACATTGCGCGTGATCACCAGATTGTTTTCCAGGATCTCAAGCGCCTTCCGAGTGATCATGTCGATCGTCAGAAGTGTATTTCCAGCCATGTTAAATGCTCCTATACGAAAAAGAAGTTAGCGGTTACGTCGCGCTTCCCACTGCTTAATCTGTCTCATGCGCTCGGCCTCGATCCACTCTGACGTGCTCATATCTTTAATGGAGCGTGGGTCAGTCGTGTCCCGAGCCGGAGCACCTGTGGACTTAGCCGTGACAGGTCTAATCGGCGGGGGCGCGTTGGTTGTTCGTTTGACCGGCGGATTGTCGGTCAACTTGACCTCAATCTTACCGATCTCCTTGGCTTGCAGGTAAGGGCTCAAGCGGGAAATACGCTCAGCTTCCTTCGGGTTGGATCCTAGGTAGTATGCTACGTCGGGTCCAATGTCCGAAGCCTGAATCGTCTCGGCCATCACGTTCGTAATTGGCAGCGATCGGTTGTAGACGACTTGCTCGAAGTCATCGTACTTCTCAAACGCAGCTTCCTCACGTTCCTTGTAGGCCAGCAACAGCTCGCGTTGTTGCCGATCTGCCTCACGTTGAGCCAGTAATTCTTCCGCTTTACGGGCCGCAAGGGCTTCCGTATACGCGTCAGGGTCGCTGTCTCGGTCAGGCAGCGCGGCGGGCGTTTGAGCTTGGGGCTCAGGCGCTCGTAACGCTTGCTCTCGTTCCCACTTGCGACGTTCCCGTGCAAGTCGTTTGCCTACCAGTGCGTCGAGCTCCTCTTGGGAGAACGTCTTGCTAGGCTTTTCCTCCGGCTGCTGTGCCTCTTGGGCGACAACTTCGGGTTCCGGTGCTGCCGTGGCTTCCGGTTCCGGCGCGGGTACTTGTTCCGCTACTACTTCGTTTTCAGACATTGTGATCCCTTACGAATCCCTGGTGAACCGCACCAGTACGGGTAAATCTTACGTTGTTGTGCAAAAGAGTCAAGTTATGACGCTAAATAGATATAGCAGCCAACAAATTTTGCTCCGTCTGCGCCTGCGTATGTGCCATCGTAAAAACGAAGCAAGAATTGATTGCTGCCTGATCGTTCAAATTGCAACGCTTTGTCGCTTAATGTATCGACTCCACTACCCGAGGCGCTGGCTATTGATTCAATCGGCAGTCCAGCAATGTTAATCGTCCCTGCACCAGATCCGTTGGTTGTAATTGTTACGTCAAAAAACGCAAAAACTAAATCGCCAACAACCGAATAAGTGCCAGTGACTGTTCCAACGGTAGTTATCGTGCCGCTGGTTGCCGTAACAACCGGCGTCCAAGAACGGGTTGGGCTTGCAGATACTTGTTTGCCAACAACCCCGTTTGGACCTGTTAGTTGATTTCCTAAATCATAAATAGCTTTAAGCGTTCGTGTACCCGTGCTAACAAATGTTTGATCTCTATCAATTACCTCAAGAACAGCAGTGGAAAGTGCACCAGCGTTTGCATCAACAATTCCAGCTAACGATGCGCCCGTTGACCCAATTTCAACACTTTTTATTTCAGCCGCGCCTATTGTTGCACCGGATTTTGTAGCAACAACATGGTCTAAATTTGCGTAAACTCTAATGTTTTTAGCGTTGACGTATGAAGCAATATCGTAAGTAGCGGCAGGCGTAATTGCTTGAAAGTTAAAATTAAAGACAGCGGTTGACGTAGTTGTTACAAACAAAACATCATCAAGAATCAAACTTTTAACAGTTCCGCGAACAAGGCCGCCGATGCCAGGATAAGCAGTTGTTCCAGAAAGGCCGGTATCGTTAACAATTTGCAAATTTCGAATAGTCACACCATACGCACGGTCACAGACGATAATCCCGCCGTCGGTCGGATTTACGCCAGTGGTACCAATATCAGAAGCGTCGCCGCAATTTCGGCATGAAACGCCCTCAATTAACACTTCAATCGTGTCGTAATTGTTGCGAGGTTGTGCAAACGAAGTGTCTTTAAGTAAAAACGGTGAAGACACGTTTTCCATTTTAACGTTGTAAATAGCAATACCAATTGTGTTATCGGCACTTTCACCGCCAATATCAATACCAAACGAGCAGTTAACAATTGTTGCACCGTTAATCATAACGTTGCGACAATTAGCACCCTCGGTTTGAAGCCCTTTACCGCCAAGCCGGCCAGAAGATGTGTTTTTATCCCATTCAATAAAACAATTTTTTACCGTAATGTTTTCAATATACGCACCAACAGGATGCGTAAACCCAAAGCCGTTTTCGCCAAGGATATTGTTGCAGTCCACAGTCAGGTTAATAACTTGCGATCTTTTAGTTGCAGTAGCTGCATCGCAAATCCCAACAGCTCCACCGCCCGCAGTTGCACTCAACAGTTTAATGGTTGCGCCGGGGTCGCAATACACATTTGCGCCGTCTTCGAATAGCAACACTTCAGTAATGCCATAAACGCCTTGCGGAAAATACAAGGTTTTGTTTGCCGCGACCGCAGCAACGCCCGCGGCTTGAATAGCAGCAAGACTATCGGCAACACCCGTAGGGTCTGCGCCATAGTCAACGACGCTGACATAGCCGCCTTCAACTAACGAATAAGTTACTTTAGTAAGCGCCATGTGTATCTCTTATACGTAATAAGTTACGCAGCCGTTAAGAACCGCATTGGTTGCGCCAGGATACGTACCGTCATAAAACGTAACTATTAATTCAGATGCAGAATTTCCATAAATTACTAATTGTTTTGACGACACGCCCGCTTCTACACCAGACCCAACGGTTTTTCCCACGCTTGTTAAATTAAACGGCATACCCGTTAACTTTATGTAGCCTGAACCAGTGCCGTTATCCGTAATTGTAATGGTAAACCAAATGGTAACTTGGTTGCCGACGCGGGTGTAATTCCCCGATGCAAGACTGGTAGATGTAATGCTTCCGCCGTTAGACGTTATAGCCGGCGTCCAAGTCCCTTCCTCGTACCAGTTGAGCAGCTCACTCGTCATGCCAGCCGCGCCGGTGTTAGCGGAGAAGTCGATGCCTTTGGCGGCGGTGCCGACGACGAGGTTGCCAGCATTAAGTTTTAAGTTATCGCTAGCATCTGTCTCCATTATCCCGATAAGAGATACCGGATTTCCGGCAGTGTCTGAAACGGCTCGGAAAAATTTATGCGTCCCTTGCCCTTGCGAATAGGCTGCTGCAACGTCTGTCGTTTTGTAGACCCAGTTCGAACCATCAAAAAAGGTATTGGTAGCAAAACCGCCGCCTTGGATGCCCGGCGCAGAATAGACTGCTGCATAGCTACCAACATCAAATGATGGAACATTAAATGCCCACGCCGAAGGCGCGCCGCCCAATCGGAGGTTAGTCCCATCGAATTGAAAAGCCGTCCCACTAGTTGCAACCTTGGCGGGATCGGACAGATACAAAACGCCTTTTGCTGTACCTCCAGAAAGCGTCATGGAAGACGCGCTAACAGCCTTACCGGCCGTTAAATTGTCCACGGATACTTTAACGGTGCTGCCGCCCTGCACTATAGGGAGAACTTCAGTACCAGCAAGCGGGGTCGTTGCGCCGGTAAGCTGTGAGATTTTTTTGTCAGCCATGATAGAACCTCGTAAATATTACGGCAGCAACGACTCGCCAAAAACAAGATATTGATAAGCCACGTTAATCGCGCTACCAGACGATTGAGTCACTTTAACGTCGCCACCTACTAAACTTAAACTCAAAACATTGTTTGCAATCTGCGCTAACCCAGGATTGCTTGAGTTTCCTACATACGCTACAGCGTATACGTTGGCGTTGTCATTGTTAGCGTAAGCAATAAAAATTCCTACTTCATTGTCTTCAAGGGAGCGAAGCGTTGTTGCCACACCTGATGGAACGCTAACAACCGCGCTTTTGGTTGCGCCCGCAGATCGAGTAAACCGATTAGAGTTTGCAACAGCATAGGTATCTAATACTCGCGTATTGTTAAGCTGGAATTTACCAGTAGCGGCAACATTTGCTAATTGCCCAGCTAACGATGCGGGAACACCCGTAAAGCTGCCGATGTAACCACCGTTAACAATAACCTCAAAAGAAGATATATCAAATACTTTTGCGCTAACAGAATTTTGCGGGACGATGTACGGGTTGTTGATAATTACGTTTGAATTTGCGGCGGCTACAATTTTTGTGGCGTTAAGGCTTTCCGAACCCAAACCGTTTATAACCCAATTTCCAAAATCAAACTGATAACAAACACCCGTACACTCATCACACGCTATTGAATCAGCAGATGAGTAAACGCCGCGCAAGTTATATCCAATTGTAGATGCACCATAGACAAAAACATTAGTTAAAAAATTGCTTGTTCCTGCCTTGAGCATTGAAATGCCGTGCGTACTAACTACAAATTGGCAGTTATCAATCTTGCCTAAGTAAAAATCTTCTGTAGTTCTAAAACCAATTGCTGCATCTACTGCCAAATTTTTAAATACACAACTACCCGCGCTGCAACGATTAAAAAGACCAAACGCAACTTTTCCGCTGCTTAAGTCGCCGAGTAAAGAAAAATTGTCGATTGTAACTGAGCCTACACCTACGGCGCTGCCAGCAGTTAAATCTCGACGAGCAAGAACAATAATTGCGTCATCGTTTGCGTAAGGAGATGCTCCGCCATACCCCGCATTTGTAGTTTTTTTAATTTTAGTAAGCGTTTTGTTTTCGCCGACTAATGAAACTGCTTTGCTAAAATACGGGCTAGGAGTTGCCCCCCAAACAAGTAAACTTTTTGTCGTTATGTATGTGCCGGAAGGAAAATAAACCGTGCCGCCGCCATTATCATAAACGTAATCAATTGCCGTTTGAATGGCTGCCGTGTCGTCTGTTACGCCATCGCCCACCGCGCCAAAGTCCTTGACGCTGACAGTATCGCGCAGCTTGTCTTGGATAGTGCGTGTTACCGCGTCCAATCCTGCTGGCAAATAGCCCAACTGAGCGATCGAGGCTTTCTTGGTAATGCCGTCTTGTACAACGGGCGTTACGTTGCCGGGAAAAACCGGCGAATCCGCATCGGGAAGCTCTGAAATTTTAACTAGGCTCATAGCGCTCTCGTTATGCGTACATCACTTCAATGCTTGAAGTGACAGGCGGGGCTTGAGAAAAAAGGATCGTGGAACCCGTAACGGTGTACGTGTTTTTCTGCTGGTACACGCCGTTGATATAGATGTTGGTCGATGGCTTACTGGTAACGGTCGGTAAAGAAAACTGCACTTGGCTCCCCGTGCCCGTAAAGTTGGCCACGTTGACCGGAACCATCTTCTGCAATGCGACCTTTTTGGTCACATTGTTCTGCACTACCGCCGCCAGCTCGGTGTTAGACAACGGCAGCGTTGCGGCAGGAAGTTCAGTAATTTTGACGATGTTAGCCACAAATATTACTCCAGCAACAGCAAACCGCCGTCTTCTTGCACCAAGTTTTCGCCGGATTCCGTTTCTAAATTGCCAAAAATGATGTCGCTTGCGTAGCCGGTGACAAACGAAATCACGCCGCCAAGGCCAATCCCGACGGCGTTTCTAACTGCGATGCCAAAGCTCATCGGATATTGATGGGCTTGGCGTACAAGTCGCCGTCAGCACTCACGCGGATCGCGCTCACGCGCCACGGGGCGCCTGTTCCTTGTGGAACAATGAACGGAATCGGCGTGTTGGCGGGGATCGGTGTGCTGGAAGTCGTCGCGGTGACGCCTTCGCCGACGACCACGTATGCCGCTGACGTACACCACACGACGACGCCCTGCGGGCCAGACTGCCAAGTGGCCGTGGAGCCGGCGGTGCCTGTGTAACCAACCGTACGCCCTGGGTAGACGGCATCGGCCATTGGGTTAAGAAGTTCCATGCTTTATCCTCACGCTAAGAAGCGCAGCTTATAAATCGTCGAAAGATACAACGTCAGGATCTCGTCAATCAAATTCTGCAACGGGCTGTCGTCCTTATCGCAGACCTTATACCGCATTTCCTCTAACGTTTTAAGCTCATCCTGAAGGAAATCCAGCACGTTGTTCGTCTTTTTAGCCGACTGCAATGCAATCGGACCAATCAGACCGTATCGGCCTTGATAGGCCTCCGCGAACGCATCCGCGAGCTCGATCACGCCCTCGTAGAACTTTTGCAACGCCTTGTGTTTCGCGTAGTTACGCGTGTTCAAGTGCGTCGAGTGCGTGACGTCGCGCGCAAGGAACAAATGCCCGATAAAGACCTCACATTGGCTCACTGGGCATCTCCCTCTCGGCGCCTGGCGCCACCAGCTGTCCTGACGTCATCATGCCGCTGATGGTCCCGAGGATGATGTCCTGCACCTGTTCCTCAGACAGCCCTGTCTCGACCGCTTTGATGCGATCGGTCTCGGCATGATACGCCTTGATGTCCGCCTCGAACTCCTTGATCTGAATCTCACGGGCTTCCATCGACTGCTGCACGCGCTGGAGCATCTGCTGCATCATCTGCATCTCTTGCGCCATCGCTTCCATCTGCTGATTGGCCGCTTGGAGTGCCGGATCTTCCTCATCTGCGAGCAGTTTAGGGTCAATAACACGCTGGAGCCGCTTGGCGATCTCCTGCGCGCCTGGCCAGTCCATGTTCTTGACGAACAGATCGCCTGCGACCTGCCAAAGGTTCGGATTGGCTTGCAGGATCTGGCCCATCGCATCCATCGCCTCTTGGCGCTTGGTCGCATAGGACGGGCCTGTCGTAACCGCCACGTCGTACTTACCCACCGACGGGTTGTAGATCTTTTCGATCACCACACCCGTCTCGTCCATGAGCTTACGCACAGGCTCCTGCTGCATCGGGTCGATACGAACCGTAGAAGTCTCACCGTCAATTCCGACAATTCGCGCAATACGTTGAGTATCGTAGATTTTCGGAATCAAATCAACGAGTTGGCGCGTCCCATAGCGAATAGCCCGAGCGAGGTTGTCTACAAAGTGATAGGTGCCTGTGTCGCCTTGCCGTTCACGCGCCAAGATGGCCCGACCCGTGCGCTCGTTCGAGCGGATGCCGAGACTTGCATCATACTGGCCTGTAGAGGCCTTGATGTCGTCTGACGCACCCATTTTGGCCTGAATCAAGCCCGTTTGGGCGAGCGGCGGCGGGGCGCGTTGTGGCAACGGCAGGATATTGCCCTGC